TGATATGAACCAAGAACAGGCTCGGCATAAGCAGGTATAACTATCTTCGGTGTAACAACTGAAACTTGCCGCGCAGTAACTTCGCCTAGTGTTTGCTGATATAGCAAGTCAGGGTCATACTGGTCGGTATAAGAAACAGTATCTTCTAATAATGGCCAGCCAGCAGCAATTTGATTTATCGGACTAACAGCCGTAGCGCGTATCTTGGCTTCGTTGCTATTCGGTCCAATGCCATACATTGTGTTCGCTACTTGCGCGCCATCATCAGGCCATTCGTAAGTAACAATATTTCCGGGAAATTCAAAGACTAAAGCGTCAGCGTTAGCAGCATTGTATTGAATACCGCGCTGCGGATATTGTGTGCGTAGATATTTGCGTGGCTCTAGGAAAGCGTCATAAGCAACATCAATATTAACATCAAAACCATCTTGTTGATTCGATAAATCTTTAATCGCGCCCGATACATCTTTGAACTCATAATCAAAATAGACACGCGTTACCAATACGCCCGATAAATTGCTTGGCACTACTACGCCAATATCGCCACCTGTTTCGGTTTGCGCTAGCGTAATCAAATCCTGCGCTACAAATAACTGGTCTTCGTCTTCATAAACTACTGTATCTGTTATGCGTCTGCGCTCAAAGTAAGACATGAACTCGCGCGCTTGAAATGTAAAGTGTTGGCTGTCGCTATCCCATGTGCGTAGCCAAACAACACCGCCCCATATAAGAACGCCATCTCGGTCCACATAAATTGCAGTACGAGCAGGTTCAGTTGAGGCGGTTATGTCATAACCTAATTCACGCGCATCTGAGCCAAGAATAGTTCCTTGGAAACTTCCTGATGTATTTAATACTTGCGTAAATGAAACGCGAGTAAGAGGAAGTTCAGCAAGAATATCGTTAGTGCGAAGGTCGGCAAACAGATACCGATATTGCGTAGCCATTAGCCCTCCTATGCGGTAGCGACTCCGCTAAGTCAATGTGGTCGTCTATATCCCTACGAATAGGAAATATATCATCAACCAGCAATAGCCTTTGCTTCTTCTTCTGTGAGTCCGAGTTCAGCAAGTTTAGCAAGAGCCGATGCCTTGGCTGCTGCCTTGGCGTCTTCTTCTGCTTTCCGTGCTACTGCTTCTTCCTCTGCTTTTGCGCGCATTTGGTCAAGTTCAGCAATCTCAGCGGCAGTTAGTTCGATTACCTTCTGCTCGCCTGTTGCGCAATTAACCTCTATGCGTGTAGGTGTTTCTGCCATTGTTTTTCTCCTTTAGTTTTTCTTGATGCCGTAAAGTGTAGCAGTTGAATATTGCACAATTGTTTGACCCCCAGTTGCGGCTATTTTTATTGAACTAATAGCGCTTGTAGTTTCTGCCCAATTTGCCGCTAATGACATTAAATTATTGTTTGCGTCATTTGTTTCTACCGCGTAATCTGCTAACCAAGGTTTATTTACATTGGAAGCATAATTTGGAATGTAATATTCATTAGCACTAAAAGCGCTAGTTGTGGCACTTGAGCCATTTGTAGCGCTTGCCGCATTGTTTTGATTTATGTCTGAACCAGCAAGTACAGTAGTTCCATAAGCCATGAGTCTTAAATTATCATAAATTGCGCTCGTATCGTTATTAAATGTAATATAAATAGGTCCATAATGTAATGAGTCGTTATTGCTAGTCCTACCCGATAACATTAATTTCAAATCAGTATAAGACGCAGGTATGTTGGTAAATTCTATATTAGCAGTACCACCGCTACCTACTGTTACAGTTGCTATTGCTGAAAATGTAAGTGCCATGATTATGCCGCCGTTATTCCATAGAGAGTTGCTGTTGTTCCTATACCAAAACTGGCACCAGTAAATCTTAAAGTCAATTTAGTTATAGCAGATGTACTACGCCACATAGAGCATATCAAATCAACGCCATTATTGGCTCTGTTTGCTCTACTTAATATAGTTTTGAAAGTAGATGTATTTGCATAACTATAAAATTGAATTACAGCAAGTTGATTATTAGCATTTTCTACCGAACCATAATAATCGGTAATTAATCCATTTGCTACATTGTTATCGTTGGCAGAGCCAGTAGAACTGGTATTCGCATACAAAACAGTATAACTATAATTGCTAGCAGTATCGTCATTTACTCTTACCCACACATCGCCACCAGTACTTGAAATACTTGTTACGACTAATACTAAATCAGTATAACTTCCACTAATACTTGTAAAATCAATAGTTGATTGCGTGCTGCTAAGTGTTGTAGTTGCAATAGAATCATAAGTCGCTCCTGCTGGCATTACGCACCTATCTTTCTAAAATAATTTATCATGCTGATTTAATCCCGTAAAGAGCAAAAACAGTTCCGCTTGCCCACGCAAAATTATAGTCGGTTGAAAAATACATAGACGAAATAGCGTTTGTTTCTAACATAATACCGCTAAATGTTTTTGCGAACCCCAATGAAGAATTGTCGTCCCACCCAGTTATACCTCGCCAAGTTTTGTATTTATTAGTATTAGCATAATCTAAGAAATCTATTGTTGAAACGCCGAATACATTACTTGCTATATTAGCAGTTGGAACTGCTACACCATAGGCTTCTTGGCTGCTAACGGTACCGCCTGAAGCAGCAGTTGAACCATTACCCGTTAATTCATGAAATGCGTATATACCTCCACGAATGGCAGCGCCATTAATACGCAAAACGACAGTAGCCTGATTGTAACCACCTGTGTTGATAGTACTGCGTACCATCATTCGTAATTGTAGATGTGAATAAGTTGAAGGAATACTTGTGAAAGCAACTTGTGTTTGACCGCCAGCACTTATAGTAGCAATAGATTCATAACTCAAAGGAACTGTTGGTGTAACGCTATTACTTGCCGCGCTTTCAGCAGACGAACCAAGAGGATTATTTGATTTAACTTTGAAAGTATAAGCAGTTCCGCCAGTTAATCCCGATACTGTGATTGGGCTAGTTGTGCCTGTTCCTGTAATGCTTTCGGGAGTAGAAGTCATTGTGTAAGAAGCAGCATTGGATACGCCTGTAAAAGTAATAGAAGCAGACTGAACGCCAGCCGTAGCCGTTCCTATTGTCGGCGTAGCAGGTGCGCTAGATACATCAGCATTGAATACGCCGTAGAGGGTAGCGGTTGAATATTGAACAAAATTACCTGTTGTAGGTGTAAACGCTATTGAAGTTATCGCGGCAGTATTGCTCCACAATTTAGCATCAATATACATATTAGATTGTGTCGCATTGTTTTCCGCAACTGAATCAACACTAAACGATTTATTATTGCTGCCAACATAATTAGGAAAATAAATCTCAACATTTGAAAATGTATTTGCTGTTGCAGTTGCGCCATTGTAAGCACCTGAAGCGGTTGTGTCGTTCCCGCTAGAAATAGTTCCATTAGTATTTGTGAATAAAAAACGACCAGTAAAATTAGAACTAGAACCATTTATTGCAATCAACATATTGTCAGCAATACTATTATCAGTACTTCTGGTACTAAGAACTATTTTCAAATCTGTATAAGTTTGAGGAATATTTGTAAATGAAATAGTTGCCGCGCCACCTGCGCCCACAGTTACAGTAGATAAGGCTTTATATGTATTTGCCATGTTATGCCGCCTTTATTCCGTAGAGGGTCAAACTTGAACCCGATGATAAAAATTGATTACTGTCACTGTTCGCAAGAGTCAAAGAAGTAATTGCAGAAGTGCTGGAAAACAATCCTGCGGTTGCCATCAACTCACGATTTGTAAAATTACTCCTAGACAATAAAGTTTTATATGTAGTTGTATTTGCATAATTCATAATATGATTTATAGAATTACCAATTACCAAACTATTTCCTGGACTGCCTATGTGCATATAATTTGTATTAGTAAACCTATTACTTGTAGCGCTAGAGCCATTACCTTGTAATCTTGTATATGAATAAATGTTTGATGATAAACCATTAAATCGCAACGATAATTCATTAGCGGAGGGGTCAAGTCCACCATTAAAAACAAGAATTAAATCCGTGTAAGTTGCTGGTATGCTGCTAAATGTAATGCTTGCAGTAGCAGTTGAAAGCGTTGTCGTTGCAATCGGCGTATATGTGCTAGGCATTATGCCACCTTGATTCCGTAAAGAGCAAAAGATGAATATTGATTAAACGAAGTTCCAAAACCCATGTTAATTCTTAATGAAGTAATAGCGTTAGTGTTTTTCCATAAAGATGAACACAATTCAGGCATGCAGCAAAATGTTGCAACATCTCCATTAGAATCTGCGCCACCCAGACCTTTTATTGTTTTGAATTTATTAGTGTTTGTATAATCAAGAATATCAACTACCCAACCGCCAAATGGAGCGTTTCCATTATTCGCTCCGACAATATAAGGAGTTGGAAAATTTGCTCCGCCGCCAGAAACAACCGTTCCAGGAAAATTATTATTATTAGGCCATAAATAATGACCAGCATAATTTGTCAAAGTAGTGTCAGCATTAGCATAAATATAAACTTCATCAACATTGTATGTTGAACGATTCGTTCTAGCAAAAAATCTAAGTTGCAAATGCGTGTAGGTTTGCGGAATATTAGTGATGTCAATAGAAGATGCACCGCCAGCCCCTACTGTCACAGTAGAAATAGAGTCATAAGAAGCAGAATAAAGATTTCCGCTAATAGAAGAAGCAACAACTCCAAGAATAGGCATTAGGCAATATCTCCTATTACATACCACAAATCAGTTGCCGCTTTGATACAAGTTGCTGATGAATATTGTGCGCGTAGTTTAGGAGCAGTAGCACTAGCACCAGTTGAAGCAATAGTTGTTGTTCCGCTAGTTACCGCGTTAATAGTTACTTGACCAGCACCAATTTGAATAATGTTTATTTGTGTTCCTACTGGAAACTGAACGGAAGCGTTTGTAGGAATTGAATAAGTTTGCGCCGAAGCATTAGAGGCAGTAACTAATCTGCCGTTATCAGTTAGCGCAAAAGTATAAGTCGTTCCCGTTTGTGCGTTGAGAGCAAGATTAATCTTAGGGTCAGTTAAAGTTTTATTTGTAAGAGTTTGCGCTGTTGTTAAGTCCGCAGTTACGGCAGTATCAATAGATAATGAAACTGTACCGCTTGTTCCGCCCCCACTTAATCCTGTTGAGGCTGTTACGCCTTCAATATCTCCTGCGCCTGTATAACCTAAAGAGTTCCATGCGCTTGAACCATTACCGATTTTTACTTTACCTGTATCGGATTCAAATCCCCATTCGCCCGAAGCGAGTGTTGGATTAGCAGAAGTCCATTGAGAGGCAGTTCCGCGTCTAACTTGTACTTGTGTGACTACTGGCATTACGGAGTACCTCCATCAAAAGTTTGCGTTGCCGCATCGGTTGGAAACCCACCTTGATATGGCGCAATACTATCAAATACTCCGCCATCTATCACAGAGGTAGTTACATTTGAACTAACCTGTGTCCATGCGGAGCCGTCATAAACCATAAGTCCGGTAGAAGTGTTGTAATAAAGGTCGCCTGTTCGTAGGGTCGGCGTTGATATAGCCGAAGCACTAGCAGGAACATTAGTGGGTGTTAAGGCTAAGCGACTCATGAAATATCACCCATCACTAGCCAATTATCTGTGCTTGTTTGAACGCATGTCAATGTGCTGTATTGCGCGCGTGTTTTAGGCGAAGCAGCCGTAGCGCCTGTTGAAACGATAGTTACGCCACCTGCGCCTGAAACTGTTACTTGTCCTGCGCCCATTTGAACCATATTGATTTGAGCACCAACAGGATAATTGACAGATGAGTTGAGAGGAATAGTTACGGCAATAGCGGCAGCGTTTGTGAGCGTTACAAGTTTGCCGTTATCTGCCAAAACTGTCGTGTAAGTAGTTCCTGTTTGAGCATTGATGCCGAGGTTAATAAGAGGCGAGGTAAGGGTCTTATTCGCAAGCGTTTGAGCAGTTGTTAAATCGGCTGTAACTGTTGTATCAATAGCAACGCTAACTGAGGTAGTGCCTGTAACTGTGATACCTGTGCCACCATTAACAGTTGTAACACCGCCAGCAGCAGCCGTAGTCTGAGTTGTTCCATCTTGGAAAGTAAGAGTTCCATCTACGGCAACAGCAAACTTCTGCGTTCCTGTACTATCATTGACTTTGAAGGCTTTACCTGTTTGACCAGCAATACCATTTACAACCAAAGTATTAGCAGCAGTTGCCCCTGCGGTAAATTCATGCTCGCTAAATTGAGCCGTTACGCGCGAGTCAGTAATGTTTGCATTGACGATAGAAGTTGCGCCAGCAGCAACGGCAATTAGAGCAAGAGTAAGAGAGTTGGCTGGTGCGGCAGGAGCAACTGGGCTACCAGCAGGTGTTCCAGTAACTACTGCGAAAGATACGGAATTGGTTGCACCTGAATAAAATGAGTCTTGAACTTTAACTACAACGCGGTCAATACGAGGCTGAGATGGGTCGGCGGTAGCAATAGCAACTGTTGTAGCAGCATCATTGAAAGCAACATATAAACCTTGGTTTGCGGTTTCAGTTCCGTTAATAAGAGCATGACCACCAGCAATAGATACAGACATAGCAGGAGTGGCAGATTGCGATACTTTCAACGCGCCAAAATCGGCAGCACCTTGCGACCTCCAAATAGCACCCGTAGTAGTCAAGCGGTCATTGTCCGCAGGGTGAGTGCCGTTCTGTAGCCACGAAGGCGGTGTTCTAAGTGCCATTTCTTCTCCTAGATATAAGCGCTACGCCATGATACAACACAAGCAGTATTGCTGTCTGTTCCCGTAGCGGTAAAAGTGTAGTAGGAAGTTCCGGGTGGAGCAGCAAACCAAGTTGATGCGTTGTTTAATAACGCTCTGCGTGATACACCATTAAGCGTAACAGTTCGTAAATCTGTATCTAATACTAAGTCATCATTTGTGCCAATAGTGGTATCTATTTGTAGATATAGACCAGCCGTTACATTGGTTACGCGTGGATTAATCGCAGGTCCTTGAATTGAGATAGTTGGATAAGTAGTAGTCCAACCATTGTTAGTAATCAGGTTTGGAGCACCAGCACCACCACCAAAATACATACCGCTTAAGAACGGATTATTGCCACCAGAGTTAGGCGGTTCAGTATAAACGCGGTTGTAAGTTCTACCTGCTACTGTTGTTGCGTTAATAAGGTCAGTTGTCTGTTCAGTATCGTCATAATAGCGAGGGTCTGGGCAAAAGAACTCATATACGGCTGTTGCTAGACCTGACGAGTAATCGGTGTTAATCGTAATTGCTCTACGGCGCACACGCGCATTGAAACGCTGTAAGGCATTTCCGGGAAGTTGAAATTGTAGTAATCCTGTGCCTTGTTGCTGAGGCACTAGATTAGTTTGCAACTGATTTAGATAATACGACATAGAGAAGTTGCTATCGCCACGAATAGTCATTGTAAAGACAAGGGTGCGACCTGAAAGAAAATCGCGACCTGTCCACATACCATCTTGATAACCACGATTATCATCTTGGTTGCGAATAACAGGCAAATCTTCTAAGCCGTCAATAGTTAGAATCTGATATACGGAATTACCGCCACCAAACTCAAAATCATTGAAAGCAAACCGATAATCAACTAACGAGGCAACAGGCATTACTCAAGAACCCTTCCTGTTGGGGTGCGATATTGTACATCAGCAGAAGTGCGTATAGCCCATGCTGTTTCCATAGCAATATCAGCAGCAGAGGCATTTGTGTTGGCTGTTACATTTACTGTTATGCCTTGTTTCAGACCTTCGCCAGTTATACCAGCAAATATGTCTGCAATACGCTGACGCGCTCTTGTTTCATTAGGCGTATCATCTTCTCGCGCTGACTTAATAGTTCCTGAGCCATAAACAAATGTCTTACCGCCTACTGTGAATAATTCAGGGAATCCTGATTCAGTTGTAGAAGGTGTAGTAACTGTTGTAGGCGGAATGAATGGCTCTCCGCTTGAATCGGTAGAATCAGTTGAATCAGTTGAATCAGTAGAATCAGTTGAATCAGTTGAGGTTTTTGGAATACAACGAATTAAAGTACGGCTCATTTCTTGTCCGTTGTATGTAATTACTTTATAGACGCCTTTGCCTGATTCGCAACTAGAAGCAGGACCTTCTTGTTCTGTAGTTTCAGCGCGCGGAATGATATTAGTTCCGCCACCTGTTCCGGGAGTGGCTAAGCCTGATAGTTTTGATAACGCTTCGCGCATCATGGCTATCTTGGCATTAAGTAATGCTATTTGATTATCAATAGCCGCGATTTGCTCTGCTGTGCGATTATTGATTTCATCTAAAGCGCTGCTGTAATTTTCAAATGCTTCTGTTAGAGAATTGGTTAATGCTACTTGCGCCTCAGCAAGTTGATTCTTCAAATCAATATCTACTTGAAGCAACTGCGCTGTAAGTTCCTCAGTAGCCAAAGTCATGCCACTATTGAGTTTCTGCGCTATACCATCAACGCCATGTAGGCTTGTTGTTTCTAACTTCTTCCAGTACTCCTGTAATTGTTTAATAGACTCAGGAGTAGAGTTGAGAATTGTCTTGGAAAGGCTGTTGCCCATATCAGGACCAAGAGCAATTACTTCTTCTATGAAGGTTTGAGAGAATCCTAGACCAGCAAGTTTTGCTGCGTTATCGGCTAGGCTCTGCGCTTTTTCTGTTTGTAGCCCAAGAGTTTTGAGTATTTTCTCCATCGAGCCACCTTTGAGGTAGCGACCCTCAAATGTAAGACTTGAATAAACATCGCCAAGTGTGCGATAAGTTGCTGTGCGAAAAGCAGAACGCAGTTGGTCAACTGAAGTTTTAACAATCTCGGCTCGGCGTTTTGCTGCTTCGGCTTCGGCAATAAGAACGCTAGAGTCGTAATCTTTACGCAGACGAGCAACTTCTTTGTTATAGTCTTTCTCTAATTCTGTGCGTTCTTTTTGTGCCTCTTTGAGTATCTTTGTGCGCTCGGTTTCAAGTTCGCTGATTTTCTCATACATTTCAACGACGGCATTAATCATGTCTTCTTGTAGGCGCTCTATGTCTTCAAGTGCCGCAGCCATATCATCTGCTAATCCGCCAACAGCATTTTCGGCATAACCTAGAGCGCTCTCAGCAGCGGCAATCAAACTATCTTCGCCTGTTTTCAATGCCGTTACATATTCGTTTTGCGATTTAGTAAGTGCGTTATTTGCTGCTGTCCATGCGCCTGAGGCTGATTCATAACGCGTAATGGCTGCTTGTGCGTCATAGATTAATTGGTCTACTGGGTCGCCAATGCGCTCTGAAATGAGTTTATCAAAGTCTTTTGTAACAATACTTTTATATGAGGCTGTTATTTGTTTGAATACATCAGCGACATCACGAGCAAAATCTTTGAAGCGTTGCGTAGCGCGGTCTAGTGCTTTGTCTGTTTCGCCAACAATAGTATCGCTGAAACTGCCATTGTTATCGAATCCGGGAATGCTTGGCGCCTTAAAATCCCATTCCAGTTTAAGAGGTTTGCCACCACTCTGTTTAATTTTTTCCATCGCAACAGACATTTCAAGCAGTTCATCTTTTGCCTTTTGAAATGCTTTTGCTGGTAATGAGGATTTGATAGATTTTTCTAAATCTTCGCCCCATGATTTAGCCCAAGGAACATACTTACCTACCCATTTCAAGAAATTAGCAAACGCCGTAGGTAATGCTTCGGCAACGACCCACCAAACATTTTCTAAAGCATCTACCATGAACTTAGATAAATCTACAACTACTTGAGCAAACTTGGCAAAGTTTTTACGATTTTTATCCGTTTGATTATACAATTTAACAAACGCATAAGTCGCAGCGAATATAAGAATCGCTAGTCGCGCGATTGGACTTTTAAGAATTGTCGCAGCAAGTAAGGCTAACTTCTTTGTAAGATTAACAACAGCAGGTATAAGTGCTATGGTTATAGCGGCACTTAACGCGATAACGAAATCGCTATTCTTTCTTATCCAAGTACCAGTATTGTTAAGTCCTGATACAAGTTTATTGAGGAACGGCAATAAACGCATACCTATTTGTTCGGCAAGATTACCTACATTTTCATTGAGAATAGCAAGTTGTCCTGCGAAAGTTTTAGAATAAGCAGTAGCCTGACCGCCTATGCGCTGCGCTAATTTATCAATTGCTTCTTCGGCAGCAACGGCTTTGTTCTTGTTTGTATCTAAAGTTATGCCGTATTCTTTGAATATTCTTGCAGAACCTTGTGTTGCTTTGGCTAATATGCGCGACGCTTCATCAATGCTAATTGTTTTATCTCGAGCAAGGTCAGCCGATATTGCTAATAAACGATTTGATTTCTCAACATTACCTGTGGCTGTAATCAATACAGCATAAGCGTCTGCTGTTTTATCTGAGCCAAAACCTAATTGCTCATAAGAATCTACTAATGCTCCAATAGATTTTCTATTGGCTTCGGTAGATACACCGACATTGGCTAATGCTTTACCAAGGCGAACAAATGATTTTTCTAACGCCATTATTTCTTTTACGCCAATAGCAGCAAATAAACCAAACGCAACAGCAAAACCTTTGAGAACTTTTGTTCCTACCATAGCAGCCTTATTCATGGTAGTCAGCGCTTTGCCTGTTTTCAGCGCTTGCGCTTCCATGGCTTTCAACTGCGTATTAATGCCTTTGAAACTTGCTAAGGCTTGCGTTGCGTTAGCAGTAACTTCAAATACAACAGGAGGCAGGAATCCACCGAGCATTACCTGAACCTCCTAAAATACTTTGCCTGAACTTGCGGAACTATTTGTGTGCGGAACTTTTCATAAGCAGGTTCCATGTATGGGAAACGAACTCCTGCTGGCCAATTACCACCACCTAATTCTACTCTCCGTCCGTAGATAATAGTAGGACCAACTATGGCTGAATAACTGGCAAAACCTTGCTTGAACTTTTCGCCACGAATACTACGGCGCAAATCGCCTGTGCGATTCATAGGCGGAGTGGGATAACCCTTCCATGCGCGTTCGCCTTCTGGTCGTCTGCCTTCAATTTGTTCTTTTGATAACTGTATAAGTGCTGCCATCATCTCGTCGCGCGCCATGCGTGTACTAATGTCTATATTAGCAGCGACTTTATCAACGCCTTTTCTAACGAGTTTTAGATTGCTGGTTAGCACCACTTTTTGCTTTCACCTCATCTACTACTGCTGAAATTGCCAATAACCAATCAACCAAATAAGCAGGTTGTTCATCTACCTGCGAAGGTGTCCAGCCAAATTTTTCCGCAGCGACATAATAGATAAACTCGTCATCAGGATAAGAGAAGGACTCGTGGCGTTCATGTCCTTCAAGTGTCCATTTTAGTCGTTGGAGTTTTCGAAAGGGCTATCAACATCTCTTTCGCTCTCAGGTGATTTACCGAGTTGTGGGAATAGCATCTTTTGTGCTTTTCCTGCTTCCTCTGCCATAACATCATAGTCAGGCATTTGTAATTCATCTAGAGAATTAATACGCACAGATGGTATTGGTAGTTCAAATGACCATTCCTCTACCAAGATAGCAATTAAGCCATCAACAAGCGAAAGCGCTTGCATCAAACCTTCTTCGCCATTTGCGTTGCGTAATACCTTCTTGCGGTCTTTTACGCGTAGTGTTGCTGGGTCTTTGAATGTTACCCAACCGCCTGATGGTAGTTCTACCTTATTCTTCGTTGCCATGTTCTTCCTTCCTAATTACCTTCCCGATTAGAGAGTGAGAGGGGCAGAGTATAGTGGGAAGGCGGCACTATACCGCACAATCCCCTCTCACCGTACTACGCTAATTACTACTGATATGTACCAGAAGTAACAGCATTCTGAAGTGTCCATTTGATAGGAGCAAAACCGCCTGTTGTACCAGCATCGGTTGTGTTCGCTATCGCGGAGATATCAACACTAATAGTTACATGGTCAGCAGAGCGGTCAATAACACCTGTGGTGTAAGCGCCTTTAGTTACTGTGAAAGCAATTGAAGTCGCTGTTGTTGAAGCTCCTTGTGCGAATGTAAATGTTAGTGCTGGTTGTGTGTTGCTGAGGAAACGAGTTAGTTCGTCATCATTTTCCATAACGAATGTTAGATTTCCTGTTGCGTCTAGTGCGCCAACGAATACTTCATATGGACCTTGCGCAGTATTAATGCCGAAGATAGCCTCAGCCTTGCGTGTCATATTGATTGCGCCATCGGTAATGTAACCAATGCTAGAACCGCCAATAGTAACTGCACCTCTCCAAACAGGAGTTGGTGTTACTGCTGAAAATGTTGGTGTTGCTACTGATGTAGTTGAAGATGGGTGACCCATTAAACGAGCGGTATATTCAAGCATACCTTCGCTGTTGAAAGTCAAACCAAACTCAGTTACTTTGCATCCGGGATAGTAGCGATTCTGAGCAACATACATATCTGTTAAAGTCAGAGAAGTAGGCTGCGCGTCTGCGCCAATACCTGTTGCGTTCTTTAGCGACATAATATGTGTGTATGGTGCTGTGGCTCCCGAAGTAGCAACGCTACCGAGGATACCTGCAATCCACCAACCAACTGTGTCGGCAAATGCTGGACCTGCTACATCAATTTCTGTGTAACGGCGTCCTTGAATATAAGTGTAGTTTTCAGCCATTGAACCGCGTAGCCCTGTGTCGTACAGAGGTGCGATAATATCAACAGGCTTAAACGCATCTTTAGAAACTGGAATGAAATCCGTTGCTGGTACTGGCGTTGCTGGTGTTACTTCTTTAGCAATACCGAGGTAACTGCGTACGGAGGGTTGTGCTGATGCCATTTATTCACGCTCCTGCGTTCTTGTCAGACGGGGCTGACGGCTTGATTTCTTCTTTGTCTTTTTCCTTTGTTGCTTGTGCCGCAGGTGCGGATTTAGCAGGGTCAGCAAGTGATAATCCTAGAGCCGTTAGCCCTTCTGGACCATCAAATACATCACCTTTCTTAACAGTAATGCCAAGCGTAGGAAAAGAACGCTCGACTTCACCTTTGTATTCATAACGGGGCACAGGATTCTCCTTAACTTTGTATCATTTGCGTCACGGTAAATCGCAACGCTGCCCAAGTTTCGGTAGCGCCACCTTCGTTGGTTAGTGGTTCTCCATATTGAACATCTATGTTTGGTTCGGCTGCTTGCCAAATCTCGTTCGGATTATCATTACCTAAAGTATGCTGACCCGCACGAAGTCTATCTTTGATTGCGTCAATAACATCATCAAAGTCGTCCATCGCGTCTTGTGCCTCGCGCTGTAACGAGTGATGAAATACTTGTAACGCAATACCATAATCAACGCGTTTCCAGCCTTTGCCTGTTCCGTTATCGGTAGTCATAGGATTAACACCGCCGATAGCAAGGCGCGTTTCTTGTTCGTTTTCAATAAATACTACTGCTGCTGCGCGAGAGTTCTGTCCGGGAAATGAATTGACTTGAAAGTTTATGCGCTTAGGAAACGAGGTAAATACTTGATTCAAAGTAGTTATCTGCGCCGAAGCAATCCAGTTCGCGACATTTTCGCGTACTACTTTCCGTGACATTATCTAATCCTGCGATAAGGTTTCAGTAAGTCCATCGCCATCGCCATATCGCTACCGATATTTTGTGCGATAACAGGAGTTCCTGTGTAGTTCGGCTGAGTGCCGATAGCCATAGTCATGGAAGAATCACCACGAATTTTGAGCATTGATGTGGTAGCAAGAATAGCAGCCTCTTTAATAGCAGGTGGGAGTGCTGAGATAGAAACACCTGCGCTATGCGAGTATAGCAGAGGACTTGTTAATGGCACAGTAGTAGAACCGAAAACATAAGTTGAACCTACTGTTACATTTTCAGAATACATGCCGTCATAAATCTTAAGAGTATCGCCAGCCGTAATACCTACGCCGTTTGTCACAGTTAAAGTGGTTTGCGTTGCTGTTGCGGTGGCGATAAGAGTATTTGCGTATCCATTGACATATGTGTATTTGAGATAAACAGTTTGTCCTGCTGTACTTGGAAAGCCAAACTGTAATGGACCTTGTGATGTTATTAATGAAGATGAATTTGCGTAAGGAAAAATAATCTGTGAGTTTTCTATCCATGCTACTGAGCAATCCTGCGCTTGAATAAGATTTGTTGATGGGTTGCCATAATAGAAATCTGTTAGCGCGATAATAGGGTTGTAGCGTGGGTGGAACTTAATGGTGCCGTCAGGAGATATGCGCGAGCGCTGTGTTTCTGTTTCAGTAGTAGCGCCTAGAATTTGATTACAATAAGTATCTATCCATGATGAAGCGCGCGCAATAACATTGGCTAATTCGCTATCTTGAACATCAGGGTCGCTGCTATTAAATACTAGATTATCAATATCAATAGCGGTAGGCGCATTACGGTATTCCGTAGTCGTGAGATAAGGAATTGAGAATTGCTGCGTGGTTGGATTGATTGCGTTAGCCAATTGAACCATCTCTCTCTATGCGTTCGTTGTCATGCCCACAACGAGAACATTTTTTGAACCATGAACCAAAACCACATTGACTACAAGGAAAACCTTGACCAACGATAATTCCGCTTGTGCTTGCTTCGCCTAAACCTTCTGCCTTCATTTGTTTGGCATGACGCGGATTATCAACATTTATCAATCCGTCGCGCCCTGCCCTATAAACTTTTGTTCCGCGTTCTGTTTTTACCGATACTTCTTTGAGTCCTTGCGGTGGAATCATTCTTGCCATTATTGCCCCCTATAAGTAGAGGGTGCGCCCGATATATGACGCACCCTCACTCAATTATTCAGTTGTTACGCGTTCTTAATTCCGGAAACTGCGCCGTTCCATGCTGGAGCGTAGCAGAAGAATGTTCCACGGAAGTAGGTTGAGAAGTCATAAGAGAACTGAACTACAGGCCATTGAATACCCATGTAGTCCTGAACATTGATGACCGACCATACATCGGAAACTTCTGTATCTGGAATTGGAAGTGTGTATGACAATACAGGGCTTACGCCTTGTGGTAGCCATGGGTGAACAGTCAGAGGAACCATCTTACCAGTGATTTCATTGTAAAGAGCACCGATGGTTGCGCCACCAATATAATCTCCAGCCTCAGTTTGTGTGAGGTTTAGACGATAGTTAGCGGTTGAGCCGTTCTTAATAGCATCAGACAACTGACGGCGGTCTGCGCCATTGATAAGGATTTCATCTGGGTCGCCCTTAACATTGTTGTAAATGTTGTAGAAGACCTCTTGGTATTCAACTCCCGGATTTCCGGTGCTGAATGCTGCGTTAATGTTGTTGTTGTATCCTGAATTAGGACCAAGAACTGTTGGAAGAATTCCGTCATAACCTGTTGCGTATGCAGAGGTGTTACCAGCAGCAGCAATAGTTGCAGCAGTTGTTCCTGTGGTTGGTAGAGCGCCAGTAACATTGAATGTTAAAGTTGCTGTTGAACCTGCATAGAACATTGCTGAATCAGCAGGAGCAGAAGCACCTGTTCCAACATAAACATCATAAGAAACTGCGCCGACAACGCCAGCGATTGCTACTTCGATGTACTCGCCAGCAGCAGGAGTATCTGAGCCGACTGCTGATGGAACTGTTCCACCAAATGCGCCAGCAGAAGCAACTACCTTTGCCCATACCTTGCCAGTTACACCAGTAACAGCAGGAAGTGAAACAGTAGCAGCCTTAGCGGTTACTGTTGGAGCAGCAGGAGTTGAAAGTGCGCCTGAATAACCTGATGCGGTTCCGCGTGCCATTAGAAGCATGCGCTCTTCCATCAACATTGTCGCATATAGCGTAGATGTTGAGGAAAGTTGGCGTAGGTCTTGATATCCCATACCTGAGAAGTTTGCGTCAAACGAAACTTGGTCAGATAGTGAGTATGAACTGTAAGGCAACACTAAGTCATCAGCAGTGTAATTAATCTGAGGACCGCGCTCTAAGTAGAGTGGGTTAGATGCTCCCGGAGCAAAGTTGTTTTGTGTTGTTTCGGTAATTCCCGGCCAAATGTTTCCTTGTCCGCCAGTACCTGTACCTGTGTAGCCAAGAATTCTCTTGACGCGGTGTGAAGTACCAACACCCTTCTTGCGAGGGAGTTTGTTACGGAGTGGAGTTGGGCGAGGTGTTAATAGTTTCGCAGGTGCTTCGAGGTCGAATGCTGCAAAAGAAGTGCTGAGTGGCTGAGTAAGAGTGATTTCTTTATTGATATCACCCATTGCGCCACGCTGTGCTGCGAGTGCGTTGTTTAGAGAAGCAACAGCATCAGGGCTCAAAGACTTGTTTGAAACAAGTGCTTCAAGTTGAGCAGTAGCATCGCTAGAACCGCCAAGAGTTTCACCATTGAACGAACGAGGTGCTGATAGCGCCTTGTTTAATTCTGCGGTGTATTCCTCATGACGCTCGGCAGCAACTTTAGGATTGGACTCATTGTATAAGTCCGCTGCTTTCAGTTGTGTCTTTGACATGTTTATCTTTCTGTAAAGAGTTACGCCTTGACTTCGGTGTTCGCTTTGGCAAGAAATTCTTTTGCCATTTCGCGATAGCCCTTAGCCAAATCGTTATCGGTTGTTGCGGAAGCCTTTAGCGTATATAAATCTGCTTTGGCTTTCCACTCGTTGTTTGTTTTAGCACCTGTCGCTATGGTTGTCCGTTTTGGACCGCCACCTATTGCGAGAGATTTTGCCGTTGCTAACTCTGTTTCAAGTTCAGCAGCCTTGTTCTCTACCGCCTCTTTTGCGGACTTTAACTCAGCGACTTGTGCTTCAACAGACGCGATAGCACTCTTTACGGCTTTCTCAACGATATCGTTAATGTTGATATCAGCGAGCAGGGATTTCTCTGCCGAGTTTTCCTCGTCAGAATCTTCTTCTTCGATTACTGTTCCGATTTCTTCAATAGTTGAAGGTGGAACAATATCGGTGATTGACTTTTCTGTGACCATATCAGCAGAAGTCATATTTGAGGTTGTACCATCTGGAAGAACAATAGTTCCGCCTCCATGATTATTACCAACCATGTTGCATCCGCATTCAAGGCACTTATTCGCAGACTTGTCAGCCATTTCGTTGTCTTCTACAACAACTTCTTTCTTGGCTTCTTCAAGTTCGTGTTGTGCTGTTTCTGCTCCGACCATTGGACCTTCAGCAGTTTCTTGCTCTGCGGTTTCGCCATATTGTTTTTCAATGTCGTCATATCCGCATTCTTTGCACATAGACTTTACATCGTCTAGTGCTTTGCGAGCAGCAGCGTAACGCTCTACCATTTCTTCACGGGAAGGAACATTTTTGGCTTCACCGCTCATAGGCATTTCGTCAGATGCCATTTCTTTCTCTATGTTAGTTTCCACCAGTTCCTCTACTTTCGTTAATGATTTTTCACCATTTACTGATTTAGCCAAAACGAGTTGGCAATTTGGATTAGCAGGTCTATCGACCAAACTAACTTCTACGATTTGACCATCAATGATGCGACCATTTGCCGCCTTCTGGTCACGAACAACACGCGGAGATTTAATTCCGATGCTGAAACCTTTGAGGACACGCGACTTCACTTTCTTTACGGACACAGGGTCAACAACTAGCGCTGAGATGTAATGTCCGTCTGATTTCTGCTCATACTCTTGCGCTACACCAGCAGCAATGTTGCTGTGTTGCTCACGAATATTACCACCAGTCATGAACCACTCAGGCATTGCGCGGTCTAACCAAGCAGGGTCGCAAATCTGTTGGTCAATGTCAATGGAATCATCTGTTGCTTTTCCATAAACAGTAAGAGTGCCATCAGCATTGTCGTCCATCTTAACAATCGCTGCGTAAGCATTTGTCTGTGTCATATTTATCCTTTACTCTGCGTCTTCGCCATAAACTGCTGCCCATTCTTTCGTATCTACGACATAAGGAGCAACATCGCACATACAGTTTGGGTGAACAGGTGGGTCGCCGTTGCGCCATTCCTCACCAATGGGTATCGGTGATTGGTCATAGTTATCTTGGCAATCTTCGCAAGGGTCTGCGACTAGCCATTGAATCATTTCTACGCCACTATCTTGATACAGGTCTTTGCTCGCCTGTACTACGGCTCTAGAACTCTCAGTTCCAGCAATCATCAACGAGCGTTCAGGGTCGTTCAATACTTCGTTGATAAGTTTAGCCATAGACCTACGCGACAAACCCTGTTTAAGCCCATCAGCAAGCCTTGTGCCAATGCGGTCTAAGGTAGTGCGGGTAATTCCTTGTATATCTATTCTGCGAGCGTCTAACAGGCGTTTAAGCCCGTTTGGCGGTGCTACTAATCTTGCTGCTGCTCTATTTCCCGGACGCCATGTATTCCAGTTGATAGTCAATGCTCTACGCAATTGTTTTGGGCTTGGTGCTGCTTTACGCAGACCGAGAGCGCGAGCCAATTCGTAGTCTGTAATGTCTTCGCCTAGAACCCAAGCATCAGCATAGATTCTGCCTAAAGCGTTATACAGCAGTTCTGTATTCTCTATCCGTATATGAACTTTTGCCCAATCACGCGCCATCTGTGTTGAGATAGTTCTTGCTTCATTAGCATCTGTGCTATCTATCGGGTCTTGCGTAGCAAACCACGAATCTAGTATTTGCTCAACATCAACTAAAGCACGGATACCAGAACGAATAGAACGAACATGGCGAACAGCGAGTCTTGTTTTGAGTCGCGTTCTGTTCGGTTTCATTACAATCCTAGATATCTCTCCATGTGCCAGCGAGCAGATTCCTCGTCGCCTAACGCTACATACTTGTTGATGATTTCAGCATACTCAGGTTCTACATGCTCAAAATTAAATGAGCGATTGCGATATCCCTTGCGTAGCCACTTTAGGAATTTCTTAGCCTCCTGAGCAGCCTGATTACTTTCTTCTTCCTTCGTATCCTCAACCACCTCTGTAACAGGTTTTCCTGTTTCCGTTTCAGGTTCTTGTCCGATGGTGATTTCGCCGTCAATTGCTTCAGCATCAGGACCTTCAAGAGCACTTGCGTTGGCTGCTGTTGTCGCATCAATGATTCCTTCTGGTGACAGGAAGAACAGACCAGCGCCACTATGAAGCATTGGCATATCTGCTTGCGGTGTGTCTAATAGTGGCAAACCATTCAGCGACCTTGCTTCATTTACTGTGCGATTTCCGTTCTTAAGTTCTAGGTCAATACGGCGCGCTTCTGCCTCTGTGTCAATCTTAGATTCAAACTTGATTTTGAATTCAAGTTCGCGTGGCATGCCGAGATAAACATAAGAAAGATTTGTTAGTTGTTTGCTAATCCACTCAACGAGCGGAGCAATACCAATAACTTCTCCCGAAAGTGTTTCACCTTCTTGAATGCCAGACGCACCCAAAGAGCCTGAACCACTAAATCCAATTTCTGATGGTAGAACGCCAAAGTGTCCGCAAATAGAAGTAACAAGATAGTTATCTAAAACATCTTTGAACTTCTCACCATAACCATCAAATTGATGCGGTGTCATACCAGCAGGTAATACGCGAGCGCGCTTACGCTGTTGTGTTTGTCCTGCTAAATCATCATTGAAAATGTTTTCATAAGCACGAAGCAACTCTGGATTGTTACCGAAAGTAGCATCGGTAGCAAACATCAGTTCAGGGAGAACGCCATCTGTATACTCGGCTCGCAACCATTGTTGTCTTCTGAGATAAATGTCAGCAAGAGGTAATGCGCGCTCTGTTGGGGAAAATCCATAGATAGTCCATGAACGGCGATTTTTGACCAGATAAGATAATTCGTTAGCGGTGAATTCACCATCAGCATCTTCCATTTCCATTGGTGCCATAAATTCGCTACGAGGAAAACCATAAAGAATTTGTTGGAACGCTGGGTTTGGTGGCATTGGGCGCATGCCTCTGTCATCAATAAGTGGTTTGATAGTTGAACCATCAAGAACTTGAAATCCGTATAACTCTCCGCCAACTGATTTCTGTGGCCAGATAGCCCATGCGTCAATAACTAAAATTTCTTCTAGTGATTGATTAATCCAATCAGTGAAAGTAAAGCCATTAGCGCGGTCAGGGTTTTCCCAGAAATTACGAAGACGAGCAATATCATCTGTGTAATCTTGACGAGCCGAAGCCATCGCACGAACATGGTCTTTGCCTGATTCAGCAGCGATGCGCTCAGAAGCATCATCACTTAAAACAATATCCCAATCCATGCCTGTTATTTTGTTCTTAACAACTTCAAGGCAACGGCGAATAATATCTACTTGGTCAGCAGTTCCACGCAGCGTCTTGAATGGAATAAGACGCGTTTCAGTAATATTGATATTCTGCGCGACTTGATATTCATAACGCCGAGGGTCAGGACGACCATCTTCGCGAACAGGATTAATCGCTCCCGGAATAATTGGTTGCCCAGGAGTAAATGGAACATTAGGCCATATCGAATTACGAGGTAATCCAACTGATTGCCCATATGTTTGATTCATAGGACTAGAGCGATTAACCATTTCCTGTTCGGTCATGGTTACCGAGCCAGCAGGAAGATTCGGTGCTTTCTGAATCTCCTGCGCAAGCGCTCTAGCCAATCTGTCAAGCAGACCCACGCTAGCCTCCTAAGCGTGTACGACTACACGATATTGATTTGAAGTTGGAGCAACTGAGAATAGCAGAGTAATGGCAGAAGTAGATGTATGTTGTACATCGCAGACTACCTCAGCATACGGACTGCTATTATCATAGACCGAAACGATAACATCTTTCGTGTTCAAACTGTGAGTAATTGTGTAAGAAGTCGCAGTTCCGTCGCCAACATTTGCCGCATACTTGCGAACAGCAATAGCAGTATCAAGAGCGAAGCCTGATGCTCCTACTGTTAATCCACCGCTTGCTACAACTACACCACTAAAGTCATTGCCAGTTAAAAGAATGCCGTTGCTTGCTGTATAAGTACCAGCACCAGAGAATTGCTGGAATACAACAGGGCTAGTACCAACAGTTGTAACTGCATCAACCATTACCCAGCCAGTATTGGCTAGAGTTGAGCCAGCATCAACGAAAGTAAAATCTCCGCCAGCCATTTCAACAGCAGTATCAAAATCAGTTGCGCGTGTTAGAACCCAGTTAGTTGAACCATCGCCAACAGTTGAAAGAACATAAATACCGTTTTGGAAAGTGCTCGTTTGATTCTTCACCAAGATACGAGCATTGAGAGCAGGACTTACGCCATCGGTGCTAAATGCTGCTTGTGTTCCTGCGTTTGTGAGTGTTGCGCCTACGCCAGCAGTTCCGTTGCTATAAGTAGCATTGAGATTTGTTGTTGTTGCGGCATATGAAGCAGCATGGATATTTAATCCCTCAGCAACGCCATCTACATAACCTTTAGTTGCTGCATCTGACGCAACTGTTGGTGTTGCTAGGTTTGTTATCTTGTTGTTGTTGAGGCTGATATCTGCCAATGGAACAGCAAGTGCTGAAAGATTAATTGCGCTGTGTGCGGAGTTATCGTGTGTTGGCGTTCCGTGTGTATGGTCTGCGCGAGCAATAGTAGTTGCAGCACCATCGCCACTTGAAGCGCCAAAAGATGTTTGAGCAGTAACGCTACCGAATGACGGCATTCCGTGAGTATGGTCATCACGAGCAGGAGCAGTTCCAGTTCCTACCGCAGCAGTTCCACCAACGCTGAGATTGCTACCAGCATTGTTCGTTAATGATGGTGTGCCGTGAGTGTGGTCGCTACGAGAATAGGTATTCGCTGAACCATTACCGCTTGACGCGCCATAAGATGTTTGTGCTGTTACTGAACCGAATGCAGATACCTGTGCCCATGTAGCACCATCATCAAAATAAAGAAGTGCTTGGTCAGTTGCGTAGTAAAGACGACCAGCAGTACCAGCAGCAGGACGCGCAGCAAAAACACCATACAGAACTTCGGATTCTGCTTGTGTGCTTTCCCATGCAGTGCCGTTGTAGAAATACAATTCATTGTCGTTGGTGTTGTAATAAATCTGACCTGCGCTTGGTGTTGAAGGCGCTGTGGCTAGATTCTGAATTACCGCGTTCTGTAATTCATTCTTTGTCAGGTCAATACTGACGAGGAACTTGCGTGCCATTGTTTCTCCTTAGATTACATACGCGGTGCCTGTGAAAGCAGCCGTGAAGGTTATTACCATTTGATTTACTGATGGATAAGCGAAAGCGCCTTCGCATTGTGTACCTGCTGAATCTAATACTACCGCAGTAGGATTAAACCCAAGATTATGATTGATAGTCCATGTCGCTGATGCGATTGCTTGTGTATGAGTATAAGCAACATCGCCAACTGTAAATGCTCCTGCTGGTCCTTGAGGTCCGGGAGCACTAACACGAACGACTGGTTGCGTTACTTGGACTACTACTGTTTCTGACATATCAAGTCCTCGTCGTTTGTGGGCTTACATCAATCGTGCCTTGAACAAGACGCGTAATTATTCCTGCTGGCGAAGTGATTTCTAAATCGTATGAGTACTTGCCATTTGTGATTGCGCTTGTTTGAACATTAGTAGCATGGCAGGCAAATGTGCCTGTTGCGCCAGTAATAGTAATACCTGATGTATTAGTTAAAGTCAATACGGCTGTTTTTGCTAATGGCGAAGTGCGTATTTGTAGCGCAGCAGTATAGTTAGTTACATTTACTGCTGTTCCGTTTGGGTTTTCATAAACAAAAGTAATATACCAATCAGCACCTTGGTCAATAGTCGTGTTGTATGTAACTGCCATTATGCTCCTAGCGCTGTGTTACAGTATTCGCAAATCTTATTCGTTTTCTTATTCGGCATTTGACACTTAGCGCATATTATCGCGAGGTTCTGTAGTCCTGTTAAAGATACTGAACCATCTTTGAGTTCTGTAAGTGCCCATACTAGCGCATCAAGTCTATCTGGTGAATTAGTGCTGTCGGGAGTCCACATAACCATTTGGTCTTCTAACTGTGGAAATGCGCCGACATGATGAACACGAAACTGCTCATAGAGAGCCGATATAGGTTCTGCCCTTACTCGCTTGCCTCTTGTCGCATGAACTTTAGTAACAGGAACATTTCTATCTACCTGTTGTAGCACCATGATGACCATATCGCCACCATTGTTTGTTTCAGCAACAATGCGGTCAGCCTTGTGTTTCTTAAATGCTTCTACTGCGACCTTGCCCCATTCGTTCGGGGTGGCGCGTAGCGTGTCATCAGCCAAGACAAAGAACCGACCATCAGAAGAAACTCCTGCTGTGATGATTCCTGTTTCATCGCTGTCTTCACCGCTAGTAACTGCTGGGTCTATTGCTACAACTATGCGATACATAGGCGGAACTTTGTCAGGTGTTAGTCTGCTTCGTTCTATCCAATCGCGTTGCCATAGTGCGCCTTCTGCTTGTTCAAGCAGTTCGCCGTATAACTCTTGCCTTCCTGTGCGCGTACCTTCGTAGCGCGCCTTCAGTTCCGCAAGTGCGGTTTCCGATAAATTCTTACGATTATCAAATGTGCTTCCGCGTGTGATATGAACTGAGCCATCTGTGCGTGTAACCCAATCGCGTAACAGTTTGATTGGCTTCGGCGTAGTTGTTACAACAACGCGTGGGTGTTCACCGATACGCAGAGCAGGAGCAAGACCTTCTGTCCATGTTTCATACGGATACTGCCAGATTGCTAACTCGTCTAGCCATGCGCCTGAAAGATTAAGACCACGACCAGCATCAGGCGAGTCAGCACCGAACATGTGGACTAACTGACCCTCTTTGAAAATAACTTTGTATGACGATTTGTTATATATGAAATCTTCTCCGCGTATCAAGCCTCTATGCTCTAACGCTTTGAGAAAACCACTCGGTCCTTCTACGCAGATATTTTTAGCATCGCTGAAAGTAGGTCCAACGATTGCCCATTGTGTAGGCACTCCGTCAGGCGCTTTAGGATTTTCTATAACCTGCTTTGCTAGCCATTCGCCACCAGTTCTAGTCTTACCCCAACCACGACCAGACAAGATGAGCCAGACATTCCAACTGCCTTCGGGTTCTTGTTGTTCAGGTCTGCCAATAAACCACCAAGGCTTACGGACTAAATCATGAACTAACTGTGGCGGTAGATTTTCAACCCAGAGTCGGCGTTCCGTTCGGCTCTTCTGTTGATATTTCTCCGCTATTGATTGACTCATTATCGCCTTCTTCTAGAAATGCTAAGACCGCCTTCTTTGCTTCTTCT